CGGTAAGCATAGGCAGGCTCCTTTGGCCTTGGGGTTTTCCCAGGATCACTGGGCTAGCGCCTTGGGTACCTCTGAATTCCGAGTGCACCCAAGATGCCAAGCTGGCGCGAATTGAAATCGGGCCAGTCAACGCTGAAACCGTATGGTGAGCCGTGGCTCCGGTTGTCCTGTTTCATCTCCATCAAGTGGGATGAAAACTTTTCAACCGTACCACCACCAATCTTGGCCAGAGTATACGTACCATACGTATACTGTCTCCGGACGCGTTGCCTCATGACGAATGAGTACGACGCGGCCAGATTCTCGGCTGCATTCTCGGTCATGTTGGATATAACATCTCCAGCATTCGAGAACCAGTCGACCAACCAAGACCACGGCATAAGTTCCCAAGCGAGTTTGGGAGTGACCTCGAGACCCATAAGGGTCTTTAAGGCTCTCCGGCCCCACTGTGGGGTTCCCATATCGGGGATCCAATACTGGAACCTGGCCGAAAACCACACTTTCAGCTCATCGCTGTAGTCTGTGATGATCAGGGGAACTTTTGCGCCAAAACCGGAGTGGAAATAACCATAGGTATAGGCCTGTGCGTTAGCGATATCCGAAGGGGTACCGTTACACACAGTCTGTCTACCTACGGCCAAACTCTCCGTTATGACGCCACCACGCCTAACAGGTCTGCCGTTGTCGCGCCGCAGTTGGGAGAGGGCTTTAGCCAACTCCGTCTGTAGCGTCGCCAACTTACGAAGATCCGAGAGGATGGGTTTCCAACCAAATTCGATGGCGAGATGATTATTCGCCACCTTCTTGATGGAATCCATCCTTTTAAGCATCAATTTCGGAGCATCTTTCAGCTCCGCGATTGACTGGGCTAGATCAATAACCGGTTTACCCGGTTTAAACTTGTTCCAGCCCTCAGCACCGTAAGGTGCCGCCGGGTCTCCGAGATCCCAGTTCCAATTAAAGAGGAACGAGGATGCAGGCCTCCTAATCATGATGTGACCTTCGTACTGAAAGGTCGGCGTACCAACTTTGCTGAAAGCAACTTGTTGGTGCGTTTCCTTAATCTTGAAGTGGGCCAACGGCCCACCACGGAGGTAAGGAGGACCAATATGTACGTGATCGTAGATAGACTCATTGCCTTTGCCACAAAGGAGCACAGGCTGGGTCTGAGTGGAGACGAGGACGCCACCGGAGTAGGTTTTCAGGGTTCTACCTGTGAACCTAAATCTTCCGAAGTCGCGCTTTCGCC